AAAGAAAGCCTTTTATCTTCTACTGATTTAACAACAGCTTTGTTGGCGGCTTTTACTAAAATAACGACTGTAGTTAATGAGATTAACCATTTTTGCCCATTAGATGTGTCAGTTGTTATCCCTGTTCATAATCGTGAAAAACTTATTCTTAAATGCATTAACTCACTTAATAACCAAACAATTAATAAGGATCGCTTTGAGGTTATTTTTGTCGATGATTGTTCAAGTGACAAAAGCATTGCTGCTATAGAATATAATATAGCACCGGATATTAACTACAGAATTATTCGCCGAGAAATTGGTTCAGGTAACGCTTCAACCCCGCGAAATGAGGGGATAAAAGCAGCAAAAGGGCGTTATATTTTCTTCATGGATTCCGATGACTATATTGACGAAACTCTTCTTGAGAGAGGGGTTCATATTGCTGATAAAAATAATAGTGATATTGTTTACTTCAAAATTGCATCAGATGGTAATCGCGAGGTGCCTATCCGTCCATACAAGGTGAAAATTGTAGATAAGGCAGATATAACCAAGCATCACCTCTTGCGGTCGTTAACTATTTTCAAATTCTTCCGAAGAAATATGCTTAAAGAGCATAACATTCTCTTCAACCCAGCTATCACCGTAGCTGAAGATAAAATATTTATGGTTCAATCTCTATCTGTAGCAAACAATATATCTATTCTTGCTGACAAAGATTATTATCATTTAACATTCCATGGTAATGGTCATTTATCAAGGCAAAAATTTCCTCTTGAAGATAGACACTTCATTCTTAACTCGGTTATTAACACGATTTACTTTTGCGGAAAAACTAACGAAGAAAAGGCCAAGCTTTACAATGCGTGGCTGGTGATATGCCTTGAAATGATGGAAAAGGTATGTGGTAAAGCAGGTGGCAACGAGCAAAAGAAAAGGATGTTCTTTAACATGCTCTCAACCACTTTCAACATCCGCTCAGATTTAGTAAATCAGGATATGATTTATACCCCTCAGCGTAAGTTCATCAAACCTTTTTTACAAAATAATTATGAAGGTTTTATAGCTGAAATTTAAAACATTGCCCAGCATGTAGCTGGGCATACATTAAAAGTACCACATATCAACCATTTAGTGTTAACTTTAATAATTTTTCCAGATTATTAATCTTTGATGTGATATTGGCAATATCCTGCTCATGGTGATGATATAATGCGCTCATTGCCAGAAACATTAACTCGTCATAGCGCACTGATAATTTTCTTCCTGATTCCACAATTAACCTTACTTCACCAGTTTCATACTCTTCTTCCTCTGTGATTTCATCATACTGACCAGACTCTTCATCAATTAAAATTTTTCTGGTCACATTTCTTGTTGCATAGACTTTCTCATACTCATCATCCCACTCTTCATAGCAAAGAACCCCATAAGAAAATGCATCAAGCCCCTCAGATTCAAAGATGGATTGTATATCTTGCGCAATTACACCGATATGCTCACGCGCTGACAAGCCTTTTTCTTTTACAGCATCCTTCATTCTGAATTTTTTTATCAGCGGGTAAATAGCCATTCCAACCCGTAGTTCTGCATCAGATAATGAAGCTTCATCCTGCTTGTAATTTCTGTCGCTGGTTACAATGGGGCTATTATTTATATACAGGTTTCTGACAGTATTCGACTGTGTACCAATATCATAAAGATTTGAACCTGATGGTCGAAAATGACCTAATTCTGTTAATACCCATCTGTCACGCAAGCCGTCAATCTCTCCCATGGTTCCAAAGTAGAAAGCAACCGGGATATTGTCTCCGGAAGGATTACCTCTTGTGACGCATTTAATGTGTGCGCATTGCACAGCCTTACTACCTGTATCACCGGCCCATACATGAGTACCCAATACATCCCCTGTCTGCAGAGCTCCAAAATTATCAGTTGATACAACACCAGAGCGAGACTTATACATTATTGCTCTTGGTCCTTCTGCGGTGTCTGACTGATGCCGGGAAACCCATGAGTTGCTCATCCCTTCCGTGCCGTTTGAAGCTAACTGCATTCCACCAGTAATTCCGCCATCAAGAAACAATATAGGGTTATCCCGGTTAGTTTGAATACCCTTTCTTGTTGGCCAAACTGTCCAGTGAAAAGTATCATTGTATTCCCTTACTCCATATTTGAACTCCGGGGAGCCAGAACTATGAAGACCAGTATTACTGGATACAGAACGGCTTGCTTTGCTTTGCACTACCGAACCAGACCTGCCTATATCAAACAGATATACATTTTTCCCGTTCTCAGCAACTCCTTTATATGTGCATATTCCCAGCGTTAAAACATACCCACTCTCCGTTCTAATTACTGTTAGGGACTCAGGCTCTTTATAAACAGGAGTTCCTGTACTGTCAGATTTTGCTTCATCATCACCAACAGTTGAAATATCTACTCGCTCAATAAACCTGCCTGTTAAGTCAAATACGTAAATATAATTAGTCATGCCAACATACGTATGTGACTCAAGTATGTAAATGTATGCCCCATCGCAAGCAATTGATTGGGTAAATGCTTCTTGTGATGGTTTTTGATAGCTAAACTCAACTAAATAATCATCACTATAATCAGTTTTATGAGATCTGTTATTCCACATGCTGACTATGTCGAAAACACGAACCGTGCAGGTAATTCCATCCGATGAAATTTTCTTGGCAAGTAGATAGTTTTCACAACTTGATACAGTTGGAGTAGAGCTTGCGCTCATTCCATCATAGGGGAACAACTTCCAGGTGATAAAACCTTCAGATACCCCGTTGGTTGTCCCTGTGTAACTCAATATATTTTCCATCGAAATACATTGATTGGCGGCATCGGTTCCATAAGGCTTCGATGTCCACAGCACGACAGTACCATCAGGATTATGATGCAATCCAAGCCCCTGATGCCCAAGTTCAGTAGAACGGGTTCTGTCGTATCTTCCTAGTTCACCAGAATTCGTCACGTCAAAGGCATTAATGCAATAACCGTATGCTGTGGTAGATGATAAAGTAAAAATCTTGTCGTTAATTTCATCATAACAACACCCCTGAATGACCGCATATAAACCACCCGCACCTTCAGTTCTGCGCAACGTGTGTCTGGTGTTATATACTTTTGGCATTCCGGAAAATATCAATGGCTCTCTTTTATCTCTTAATTTAAGATCACCAATCGCAATTCGTTTACTGCCATCACGAATAAAAGAACCATTTATATAGCTATTTTCAATAAAACTTTTAGTAACAAAAAATGCTCTTCCACTTAAATCAATAACCCTATTTTTTATATCCATTTCCAACGCGACAAATGCTTCAGTATCATCGCTAATCCCATCCCCCTTAGCTCCAAAATAAAGAGGAGACATATTTAGCATATCATTTGATAATACTTTTTGTTTAAACTGATCCGGGTCGTACTTCAACACATTCGGAAAATAAAACTGCTGCGAACCATACGCATCATATACAGCCATAGAATGGCCTTGCACAGTTACGAATTTGGCAATCTGTCCGTTATATACCGGATACCCGCCAGCGTTAATGATGATTGGCTGTGCAACAGGAACGTGAGAACCGTCTTCATTCTCTACATAAACCTGAATCTGGTTTTCAGGATTTACCGGGTCAGTGTCAATTTTTCCGATATAAATTTTGCCATTGGCAACCGCTTTAAAAGAACGCGCCATAGTGAAGAGTTGCGAAGGCATGCTTACCACAACATTTGCGGTGATATCTGACATTTCATTGCTCCAGACGAATGATATGATGCAACCATGATGTGATTGCATACCGAAATGGTACTATTGAGTATTTATCCAGTAGGTTACGATGCCATTCCACCCAACTGGTGAGGCATCAAGGATGTACAGCAAATACGATGAGGCGCAGTTTCACTTGAGACTTCCGCATGAACTCCACGCGAAAATTAAGCAGCGTGCGAAGATGAATAACAGATCGCTGAACTCAGAGATAATTGCAGCGATTGAAGAATCGTTGGCTAAACAAAGCTCTGCATCCGTTTACATTGATGATGCAGAGCGTATGGCAGAACAACAATCTGATATGGTTAAGAAAATGGTATTTGAAACGCTTAAGACCATGTATAGCAATAATAAAAAGGAAACATAGAAATCTAGTTTCCGGCTAAAATGGCATTGCCTTCATGCTATCCTGTGAAAAACTAAGGAGAGTTAACCATATGAAAAAATCACTGTTAATTATCCCGCTTCTGCTGGTTGGATGCGCAAAAGTAAGTGACTATCAAGCAAGTTGCGAACAACGCTATCCAAAGCTTAGCGATATGGCTAATTGTCTTGATGCCAGTGTGAAGAACGACTCACGCATGGCATCAGCACCAACACCTAAGCTGTATGTCCTTGCTGCAAAGATGCTCGGGCAAGGTGTCGATGAAGGCAAGATAAGTGACGCACAGGCAAGACTTGAGCTTCAGAATCTTTATGTTCAATTACAAAGCCAAGAACAAGCCCAACAAATAGCACAAAGCCAAGCATTCCAGCAGGCTTTATTGAATTATCAGGCTGTAAACACAATGCAAGCGATCGAGCAAAAAGCGCGCCAGCCTGTTATAACTCAACCTTACCCAACACGCGTTGACACATATACAAACTGCAATTCAGGATTTGGAAACACGGTAACATGCAACAGTAGCAGTAACATCAGATAACAATCAGCAAAGGTATCGCCTATGCAGATGGATACGATAAACCTCGCGTTCTACATATTTGGTTTTTGCACGTTCCTGGTGTTTGAAAGGCTATTCTGACAATGCATCAGACTTAGCCCCCTGCGTCATGGCGTTAATGGCCTTTTGTGCCTGCTGCATGGCTTTCTCGAACGCTGTTGATCCGCGTGGGGTGTTTGCCATTCGGAGCATTGCATTTCTGAATGGCTCGCTCTCATAGGCGCGAGTAAGAAGTCCGTAGCTTACCGCTGCGCCAGTTGTCGCAGGGTTCATTGCTGTCCCATATCCGATAATGAACGGGATGGTTTGCTGCCCTGTTGGTGTTGTTACTGCCGCTTTTGCAGCCTGCTGCGTGGATTGCAGGTAGTTTTTCAATCCTTTCAGATAAGCGGCTTCCTGACCTTTAAATGTGATGCCAGTCTGGTTTTGCAGGATGTTAAGCTGCCGAAGGAACTGGTCAGGGGAACCACCTGATTTCTCCATCGCCTTTCCAATGATGCCATTGCGCATTTGCGCCCTGCCAACACGACCAACTGAGTTATACAGAGTCTTAATTTCCGATTTGTTCTTGCTGAATAGCATGTTGTTGACAACTTCCGGCGTCAGGTCGCCTTTCATGAGAACATTCTTCAGCCTGGTATTCTTTAGTTTCGCCGCTTCGTCAGCGTAGACGGCATTGGCCTGCTGATATTTACGAAGAGTATCGTTGCCAAGATTCTGACCAATGGCACCATTGATATCGTCGGTCATCGCCTTGTAAACACGTTGAATGGCGGCATCGGAACGGTTTGGTAACACTGGTCGCTCCCCCTTCACGTCCATTCTGAACTGGCTGCGCAGATCGCTTAATTGCTTCAAATCCAGATTAACCGGACCATCAGGGCCAGCATTGCGAACAAGCTCATCACGATATGACTGAAGTTTTGAAATTGTCTCGTTATCAGCTACCTTACCAAGCTTCTGCAGATTAGATATTTCTGTATCAATCTGCTGAATTGCTCGCGCAGGCTGAATGTTTACTCCAGCCATAGCATTCTGAACCTGCTCCAGTCGATTACCGGCGGCACGACGAATTCCTGATGTTTTCGCTTTAAGGCTGTCAATAACAACCGCTGGATCATACTCACCGAATTTATCGGCAAATCTCTGCACCAACTGGCTTCTCGCTTCCTGTTGCGTTGCTCTCATTCCGCTTGTGCCAGCCAGAGGGATATTTTCTGCTGTAGTCTGCGCCATTTTTCCGACGCGGGAAGTGGGTTGTAACAGGTCTGTGGTGTGCAGAGGAACTCCTTCACGCTCTGCAAATCTGATAGCCTGCTGCGCTTCTGGCGCAATAGCACCACGAACGCCACGATAAGCAGCACCTAATCCACGCCCGGCAGCGTTAATAGCAGCGCCAGCAAGTACACCAACGCCTAAATCGGTGGCGAGTGCTTCCGCATCATCTTTCGCACTATTTGCAGCAAGTGATCCAACTGCGTTTTCTGCTAGAAGGCGAGTTGCCCCCTGAGCAATTCGACCAGCAAGTGTTGGTGCCTGTACCGCCGCTCTCTCAACGCCAGCAGGAGTGAGGTAAGGCAATGCTTCAGCAAATACCTTTCCCTCTGTCGTTTGTGGAGTCAGCGCACCTTGCTGAAGGCCAAAGTCCTGCTCTAATCCCTGCGTTGTTACTCGTGGTGCTGGTTGATATGTACCATCGCCAATACCGAGTTTACCGCCAGCCCAAGCCGCCGCGCTTGTTACAGCATCGGCAACTGATGCAGGTATGTTTGCCACGTTCACGCCAGCCTGCACCATTCCGCGACCAGTCTCTTTTACTGCTTCGCCAAGATCAGACATAAATCCACTTTGCTGTGGTTGTTGCTGTGCTACTGGTTGCTGTGTCTCCACTGACTGCACAAATGGCAATGGATAGGCAGCATAGAAAGCTTGCTTAGCCTGCTCTGCATTTTCTCCGGCTTGCGGGGCCACGACTTCATTGAAGTATTGCTCCTGAGCCTGCGCTTTTTGTTCTGGTGCTAACGCCTGATACTGTGGAGAGGCGATAACATCTTTCCATGCTTTAGCCATTAATCACCCCATAGTGAAGAAAAGTTACTGCTGGCTGCTGGCTGTGATACCTGTGCAGGTTGAGATTGCTGCCGCTGAGATTTACCAACATTAACGTTATATTGTTGGTTGTAATTGTTGGTGTATTCCTGAATCTCACGAATCGACTGCTGCATAGCCTCCGGGCTTGAATAGTCAACCTGCGGCATCCCCTGAAAATACATCTTCGCTTCTGCAACGGTGTTAATACCACTGGCACCCATGTCCCTTGCTGCCGCCACACCCTGATTCTGCATTCTGCCCTGAATACGTTGTGCTGAGTTATATAACTGGCGCTGCTCTTTTCCCGTTAATCGGCTGCGAACATCAGCACCAATTGCTGGATTACCTGCACCGCCTGTCATTCCTGTCATGAAATCGAGAGCAGAAGCGTCTGCATTTGCGATCGCGTCGATATCCTTCTTCATGGCATAGTTTTGTGCTGATGCAGACGATGTTGCCGGCGCAGCGATTGAACTGGCAGGAACGCGAACCATATTCCCCTCGTTGTCGATGCCTTCGTAGAACGCATTAGCCCCAGCGCCGTGAAGCTTCCCGCCTACCGTTACAGTTCTGCCATCTGATAACTGAACTGTACGCTCATCATTCCCAGCAGTTCCTCTTGTTGACGATCGCTGCATTGCCAAATCCTGACCGCGTCGTGCAGTAGAAGCAGATAAATCCTGACCGCGCATCGTGATGTTCTGACCACGCGCTGTTAGTGCTTCTCCAGCCTGATTGCTGCGGATTGTCTCTGCCAGTCTGCCTCGGTCAATTTCACGACCAGCCATCTTGTCCTGAACAGCAAACGCCTTTTCTGGCCCAAGTGCACCGAGAGACATAGTAGTCAGCATGTGTGATAGCTGCTCTGGATTCTGGATACCTGTCTGAATCATCCAGTCAGCATTCGCCCCCACGCGATTTAACCTGTCCTTGTTGTCAGTAATGAATTTACTGTAGGCTTCCGGTCCCTGAGAAAGAGCGACGTTAGCCCTCATGGCTAAATCGCCCATATCGTTGCGTTGCTGCTCATTAAGACCGGAAAACGCCTGTTGTGCCTGCGCAACAAACGCTGGATTTTCCTGGGCAAACTTAAATAGTCCCGATGGATCACCAGAAGCCCATGCATCAGCGTGAACCTTATTGAACGCACTAATAGCTTTCTGTTGCTGTTCCTGATTGTAAATATCAGCAACTCCAGCCAGACCACGTAACGCGGTCAGACCAACGTTATTTGCACCTGAGCGAGCCAGTTCATTGTTTTCGCGGATCAGACCAAGCGTTGCGTTAATGTCGCTTGCCTTTGGCGCATTCTCATTTTGCGTACCGATGCCAGCCAGAAAACCACCAGAATTAATACCCTGTTGCCACGTAGCCATGATTACCCCTTAAAACAACGAGCCAAGCAGACCAAGACCGCCACCAACAGCGGCACCAATACCAGTACCAATACCAGGAACAATGCTGCCAAGTTGTGCTCCAGCAATTGCTCCAGAGGCAGCCCCGCCTATTGCAGATTGAAGGCCGGAAGGTCTATTAGCGTTTGCCGCCGCCAGTGCCGCGCTTTGCTGTGAAATCTGGCTCATGTTGTTGGCATATGTTTGCCCGGCGTTTGCCTGTCCCTGAAGAGCGCCAAGACCAATATTTGCCAGATTCTGGTAGTTGTTCATTTGTCCAGATAGCCATTGCTGGCCAAGAGTTGGTGCGATTGTTGCTAACTGATTACTGGTTGCGGTGGAACCTAATCCACCTGTTGCTTCCGCTGCCGCCAGACTCTGATAGCGCGCCTGACCAGCAAGGTCTTTGTACTGCTGAGAGTTGTAATACTGGTTAAGCGCCTGACCTTGCCCCTCCAGAGACGATAAGTTCTCGAGGCTGCCGACATACTTCTCAGCCAGAGGAGTAAACGGTTTCAGGTTGTTCATGATGGTGTTGAACTGCTGATTTTGCAGGTCTGCGGCATACTTCTGAGCTTCTGCTGCATACTTTGCGCTTTTATCAGAGCTGCCACCTTTCCCGCCTTTTTCAGGGCAATAAGGTTCCTCGCCGCGCAGTTTTCTGCCCAGCTTAAATGCATATAACATGGCTATCTCCCGTGATTCAGGAAGTCGATTAGTTCTTCGCGTGTGGCGCTGTAAAACGTCACGTCATCCACGCCTTTGAAGTATTTCTTGATGGTTCCTACTCGCTTAAGGCCAATCATTGCGCAGTACATCTGACCGTGGCGGAATTTGCGCGCAGCGAACGATGTGACGCACTGAACGGTGGTGTTAGTCAGAATGTATCGCCAGAACGCCAGCCCGATTTCCTTGCTGAATCCACGAACCTCTGGCAGGTACATGGCGTGGCAATCAAAGGTCAAAGGCTGAATCTCCTGATAGTAAACAATGCCGCCGAACTGCCCGTGCACGTTCACCTCAAAGTAACGGCATTCAGGCTTGTAGTCGTATCCATCACCGTTGTTGCTCCCGGCAATAATGTCAGGGTGATTTCCGACAGCTTCGATCAGGTCGATGTTTCGCGTTGGTTTGAATGTAATCATCAGTCAATCAGCCCATGTAATCTAAGTGCCGTTTCAAGCGCCAGAATACGCTGCCGCGCCTGCTGCAAACCTGTAGCGAGAGCCGCGACTTCGGATTGTGTGTACGTAGTGCCGACCGTGTATGACTGGTTAGCGTTGAATGAGCCAAGAAGTGGCGTACCTGTGGCTGCAGTCCATCCGGTATTTCTTGCTCCAACAACCTGAATTCCATCAACTGAATATGATGTTTTTACATCCAGCGGTGATGCAAGAGACTGCGATTCGGTTACGGTTTTCGATACGTAATCACTCTTAATGTCAGATACATCGCTTTCTACGCCATCCAGTCTTTGGTCAACAGTGACCAGATGCCCCTGAATATCGATAACCTCATCCAGCAAGTAATCAACATCGCTACGCAGTACGACTATCTTCCCTTCGGCAGTTGTTAACCTGACCTCAAGGAGATTTATCGCTTTTGTGTTTGCGGTGATTCTTGCATCGTGGTCAGCCAGTTCGACGTCCTGTTCATCGTTTTTTACCTGGGCATCGTAAGCGCCCTGACCAGCCTGATTTGCCTTCCCGGCAATTGCGCCGACATCAGCCCCCTGATTAATGACATACAGCAGGTAAGACTGGCTGAAGATATTGCGTGGAAGGATTGATGTATCGAGCCGCGTCGCCTGAACAATAACCGGTGTGTTGAGATTCGAATCAGCCATTACTCGATCCTTATCTGGCAGCCAGACAGAGTGACAGGTGACTTCGTGATAACGCGCAATTTGAAGCCGACATTTTTCCTGATGCGCCCGACTCGCTTCCACAAAACACGCTTGTCGTAAACGAACGGTTCATTCTGCTCAATCATCTGCTCACGCCCGTAATTGATGCCGTCAGTGGTTGCAGAGAGGAACAGGCGGTCGGCGTACTGAGCTACGCCAGTTGAAGATTCAACCTCAAAGTCGAAAACTCTGGCGTTATCCGCTTTGAACAACGGAGTAAACAGCAGGTGTTCCTGTTGCTTGTCGTACTGGCTGCTGATGTCGAATTGCAATTTCCCGGTCACGGACTCCAGCTTATCGCCGCACGTTATCTGATTGCCTTCGTAAATGAAGTCGATAGCGCGGTACACATCGTCATACAAGCCTGTTTTCAGCACACACCATTGCGGACCATTGGCGCTTGAAGATGCGTCGTAAACAAGAACATGGCGCGGCAGGTGAATAATCAGCAACTCATGAGCATCAAACCGCAACGATTCCATCACGCCATCAGCCAGTTCATCAGCCGTGTAGGAGCGTAGTATTTTCTCAATGCTCGCGCTGGCGATTGGTGATACCTGACCGGAGCCGATGATGTATACAGACGGCGCACCTGTTGCCGGATTGCTGATGAACGCATACGAATCAGCAAACGGCGTTTTGCAGTAAGTTCCGGCAATACCTTTCTGCACCATCAGCGATGGCTGTGCGACATACAAAGCGGCACCAATGGTGGTTGCACCAGTCAGGGAGAAATATTCAATCGTCGATGAACCAAAGCAGACGATGAAGTCTCGCCATGTTCCGATGCCGAGGATACCGTCCGGCTGCGATTCTGCGCGATATTGTGCGCTGTAACGGTCAGGATGCGATTCGTCTTCAAGGTCAGTGATAAACCATGAATCAGAGCCGTCTTTTGACCACGCATAACGCCCACGTAAGCGCGTAATGTCACGAACAGAACCTAACTCATACTGAGTGAATCCGCTGTCTGTAGGCCAGTTTGAGACGGTTTTAACCGTGCCATCATAGCGATACTCAACCAGTTGACCATTAACGCCTACAGCCTGAGATGTTCGACCATGCGCCATTGATACGCGACCACTTCCGGCAACATCACCGACTTCACTTTCTCCTTTGTACAGCTTGCCGCCACACACGCGATAAACAACATTCTGCGCCATGTTGTACTCGACGCCTCGCGATACTCCGTTCACATCAGAACGTTTGGCAATGCCCGGGAATGAGCGAAGATATCCGCTGCTGTTCAGGATTTCTTTGGGTGTAGCCAGCATATTCACTGGCAGATAGTCGATATAGTCGGCATTTCGGAAGTCTTTGCCGACACCTTTCATGAGCGGAAGTTGCTGAATCGGCATTATTCGCTCCCGTTATCGCAAGGTTCCTTTCGGTGGAAGTAATTCCAACCGTTCCACTTCGCCAACTGGTTACCGCTACCAACAGGCATACGGTTTGGATAACCGGACTTACATTTAGCGGCTTTTGCTCTGTCCATTGCAGACAGTTTGACGAGTCGCTCTTTCCCGTATCTGGCAGTGGTTATAAGTTTTGCTGACGCTTCCAGCGCATAATCCGGAGCAATGCGGCAGGCAAGGTTGAAAATGACGGCATTGATAGCGTTATTTGATAAACCGTGCTCATCTCCCGGATCTGGAGCGACATCTGCATCAGCGAAAATGTAGCCAACGTTGATACCTGGTGACACATCACCGCCAAGCCATTCAGCCATCATCATTTCAAGGTCGTTGACGCCGTCTTCCATAGACTGCGGTTCGACATCGGTTAACGTGGCATTTGATGCCACACCGAGCTTACGTAATGCCGCAAGAACTAAATCACCCTTCGTTGTCAGGTTCATCTGATGCCGCCTTAGGTTTTCGACCAGGCTTTTTACGCTGCTTTTCTTCTGGCTCTGGCTCTGGCTCTGGCTCTGGCTCTGGCTCTGCAACATCCTTCAGAAGGTCATCAGGATGTGCAAACCAGCCAGCATCCAGATATTCCTGAAGCTCTTCGGCTTTCACGATTTCAAAGTCGTATCCAACGCCTTTCCATTTCTTCATGTCGCCATGACGAAAGATCATGTGTGTCATGCTTGTCTCCATATAAAAAAGGGAGCCGAAGCTCCCTCTGGTTATCACGCAGTCTGGTTAGGCAGACCAACACCAATTGCCTCTGGTCGTACAGCACATGCTGAATACCACACAGCAATACGGCACTTACCAGACAGAGTGTTGATATCACCCTGCGTTGCGAAGATGCCGTTAACACCAATGCCTGGAATGCTGAAGGAAGACGTTTTCATACCAGCAAACAGTTCATGGGTTACCGGGATCGGCTGAGACAGAAGGCGGATTGAGTCATCAGCCCAGAACACGTTAGCGGTGGTTGTTGCCACGTTCAGAACGTTTACCGGAGTGGTATCAGCAAGAGAGGTGTTTACGTTAGCGTAAGCCTTCTCTTCTTTTGTCAGTGACGCGTCATCCAGTGCAATCGGTTTCGGCGTGATTTCGATGTGAGTACCATCGATCACACGGGTGATTGAGAAAGTCGCATCATCAGTCAGCACATTCTTCGCCATCTGAGACAGGAATTTCACACCAGTGAAGCTGATTTTGTCGCCGCGCTTAAATCCGGTGGTGGAGGATACGGTCACCGTTGCAACACGGTTGTCGACGTTCTCTTTGTTACCATCGGTATCAAGGGTGTATGCCTGCGGCTTAAACTTCTGCGCACCAGAAACAGTTACACCAGTAGCGGTTGACTTGGTAACAGCCGGAAGTTTCGGTGAGCGAAGAATTTCATCAAAGCCAGCAATCTGACGCTGAATGGTACCGTTGCGATACGCTTCTTCAGGAACGCGCCCGAAGATGTCACCATCTACCAGGTTGCGGCCTGCTTTGCGGTAATCGTCAGGGTTCAGGAAGTAACTGATGCCCATATCGCGGTTGAGTTCGCGGGAGAACATCAGGCGCTCTGCATCAGACACAAAATCCCAGCCAGACAGGCCAGTAGATGGACCAATTGCGCGGGTATCGTGAACAACAAGCGAGCCCATTTCAGTTGCCTGTTTGGCAATCGCTGACTCAATGTTATTCGCCAGTTTTTTGGCGGATGCCTGGATGCGGCGACGGTAAGAACGCTCATCACGCAGGTCATCTGCACGAAGCTCGAAGAAATCGTTATCCGGATCGCCCATGTTGCACTTCACGGAGAGTTCCAGAATCCCGGTTGCGTTGCCAGTTAAATCCCAGCCAGTCTGGGTTGGCGCTTCCTGCTCAACAGGCATCCACACGGTGTTGCTTGAACGCTGCATGGATTCTGCCGGAGGGGTGTATTTTGTCACTTTGGACGCCATTGGCGTCAGGTTCTGGACGGTTTCGATGATTTCATCCAGAGCATACGTGACCAGTTGACCTTCATTTAATGCCATTATCGAATTCCTTTATTCAGTTGCGCCTTGAGCTTGCGGTACGTCTCTACATCCCCTTTGTTTGCTGCCGCTTCCATCTGCTTTTCAATCGCAGAGATATTTGCAGCAACAGCGTGGCCCTGAATAGGTTCATCAGGTAACGGGGCTTCTGAAACAGGCTTAGCTCGAGGCTTGAGAGTTAAACGTTCTGACAGTCGAGTGAGTTCAATCAGCGCGGATTGCCCGTCCATCGCCAGCAACTGGCGTGTTTTCTCAGGATTAGCACCAAGGTGATACATGAGAGCAGCGGATTTCTCCGGGAAGAGACGCATGATATCGGCACCGACTGCTGGCGGCACCAGTTGCATGAATGCATCCTCTTTCTCCTGATAGTCAGGGATGTTGAGCTTTTCCGCTGCGTCGTAGTGCTTACGGGCTGCCTCGACGTATTGCGCTGATTGCTGGGTGAACTCCTGAGTTTTGCGACCCTGCTCGGCGACAGCCTGGCTTCGTGCGTCCATAGCCTTGATCTGCCATTCACTGTTTGCCTGCTGGAAGGCAGCCAGTGCGCGGCTCTGGTCATAGTCGTACTTAGCCAGTGCGTCTTCGGAAAGATAATCGTTAGGGTCTGGTTGTTTTGGTAACTCAGGGTTCACCCGCAGGTGCTCCGGCAACTCTCCCCGCTTAACCGCTTCCATCTGTTGCTCAAGCTCACGCTGGCGTTTGCGTTCGATGCGGCGACGGGCAAATTCAGCATTAGTTGCCGGGTCTTGTTTTGGTTTCTCATCGTCTTTCAGGACAATCTCGAAGCCTTCTTCCTGACCTGCGTTGTCGTTGGCATTATCGACAACTAAGCCATCAGCAGATGCCGCTGCATGATTGCCGGGCAGGGTTAATTCTTCAGAAGCCTGAATGTCGGTGGTTTGGTCCATGATTAACTCTCTCTTATTGAGGTGTCTCGGCTACTCCGCCGGAGGGGATTTGAACTTGACGCATAAGATTCGCGAAATCCATGCGTTGTGAATGAGTCTGGTCTGCATCTTTAAGAAGCAGCTCAGCGTTAGCACGAGCATCTTTGCTGCGCTGTTGCTGGAATTGACCTACGAGCTTGAGGTACTCACGCAGTTCTGCCTGCTTGTCGAGGTCCATATTGTTGAAGATTTCTGCAATCTTCGCGGCGTTGAGTTGGTTTTGGGCTTCAACCTTGGCGGCTTCAACCTGAATCTGCGCCTGTTGGTTCTCTGCCTTGAGCAATTCAGCCTGACCTTGCAGAAGGATACCCTGAGCCTGAATTTGCTCTGCTGATGGCTGCTGCGGCTGTTGTTGTGCCTGCTGCACCATCTCCATCTCTTCAGGTGTTTCTGGTTTCTTCAGCCCCATCATCACCAGTTGCTTGTTCGCGTACTCTCGCATCATCTCGACGCCTTTACCGTCAAGCAACGTGAAGTATTGCAGCATCAGCATCTGGAACTCTGGAGTACCTTGCGGAACCTTGGTTAGCAACTCCTGAATCTCTGCGCGATTCTGTTCCTTCATGCTCTGGAAGGATGGCCCAACGTCTGTATAGCACTCATAGCGACCGCGAATGTCGTTGAGTGTGACCACATTGCCGGACTGGTAATCGACAACTTGCGCGTAGAGTTGAACGTCTTTCTCGCTACCATCTTCAAGTGTCAGCGTTACATGGCGAGGAACGTCATAAATATCGTTGACCATTGAGGCATAAATCTCGCCATCACGTCGCATTGCGGTAGCCAGGTTATCCTGAAACACGTATGTCTCAAGGTCTGCCCGCATGTTCAGTTGATTGACGGTATCGAAAGCGACCTGAGAGTTTGCCGCCTGCGCATCCACGCCAAGACTAGCCACCTCTTTCACTGCGTTGGTGGCAGCCTCAAGCATGTAAGCGTTGGCTTGCGGCACTTCAGGGTTTTCCATGTAGGAGATTGGACCAATCGGCAGGTCGTTACCGTTTTCATCGGTCCTGTTCTGCAGATAGTACGGATAGTCATCATTTCCACCGTACATGTATTCGTAGCCTTCGATTTGCTCAGGGAAGAAGGTCGGTTTCTTCTTCGGTGAACGAGCAACAATATCGGCGTTGAACGACATGATCATGTTACGAAGGCGTTGACCGTCTTTCGTCAGCCTTACCACTCCCTCGTAGCACTCCTTGTCACCAGCAAATGACCATTCTCCATACACTGGAACGATTGGGATATGCTCTCCGGCTATCTTCTCGCGATCTTTCAGTATCTGCGTGCAGGTGATGATCGACTTATACACACGCCGACGCTTCACCTTGCGCTCTGCTACCTTAATGAATCCACGATTAGCCAGGTCGTCGATAACGTCTTTAATATCCTGCTGGTAATAGCTGACCGGCTCACCTGTCAGCGGGTCGCGGTAGATGAAGACTTTCTCCTTCTTCTCTTCTACCTCGTAATACTCGGCGACGTAGACGACATCATTCGATACCCACGGAAACAGCCATGTGTCGTTCGGATTCTGGAAAGATGGCAGGGTGTCAGGATCAATACCGTAATCCTCTGCGAACTCTTTCCAGCCATTGCGTGACAAAGCGTTAATCACCGTGCAGTGCTTAGCGTCGCTCTTATCCATCTGCTTGCTGTTGGCGTCCCATATGACGTGTGAGCAGGCTTCATGGATTGGAAGGCGTCGGATTACCTGATTGTTGCTTGTTGGGTCGTTGTCTTCGTACTGCGTGACCAGACGCCATGCACCAACGCCGGACTCTATCTGCTCACGAACGCCAACGTTAACAGCAATCTTTGCCGTGTTATGGCGCATATCAGTACGATACATCCCCATCAACACATCGGCAGCATCAGGATTAGCGCCGTCTTTTGGTCTGAAGAGAACGTCGATAGGGTTACGGCGCATCTCTGCGACCAGTTTCCTGACCACCGGGCGAACAACATCGAATTGTCCGCGATATTGCAGGGTCGTGTAGTTTGATAGCCAGTCATCCCATTGCGACACTCGGCTAAAATACAGGTCATTTGTCGCCTCGGTTCTGGCTTCATCGCTCGCCATCCAGTCTGCGTCAAACTTACACAGAATGGAATTGAGTCTGTTTTCGTCGGCCATTTAAGTTCTCCGTGCGATGGGCCTGATTGGGGCTGGTATCTTTTTCTCTTTTGGTTTTTTGATGTCGCGCATCATTTTTGCGAAGCGGCGCATCATGTATGCATAGCGAACGGCGGATAGCACGTCGTCGTTAAGCTTGACGATTTTCCCGTTTTCATCACGGTGATAGAGGCGGAACTCCTCAAAGAATGGCTCACAGGTGTTGAATACTTTGAAGCGACCATCGAGCATCATGTCGCGCAATTCAGTGATGCCAGGCTCCACAGCATTACCGCCATCAGGCCATGTCGCATGCTCCTGCAACATCATAAAACCAGCATCTGCATACTGCCCTTTGAGCTGCTCACCGCCGCCCTTCTCGTGCTGGTTTCCGTCATGAGGCCATGCGGTTGGCACTTTATGCGCCCATGATTTAACAGCTCCCCATGCCTGAACGGCTGTTTTTTCTTTCGCCTTCCACACGCGTGAAACGTAGATTGTGTCTGCGTCCTTATCCCACCAAAGCTGAACCTGCGCCTGCGGGTGATCCCATCCAAAATCCATCCCGCCAATTACGTAGAAGTGATCAGGACACTCGAACGGCTGACACTTAATCGTCTCTTCCGGTATCTGGAAGATTCGACCACTACCCATCGTAGGAATACCGCGAGCACGCGCCTCTCTCTCATGCTCAGGATAGGATGCGATGATTTGCTCTTTCTGCTCGTCGGTGTAGTGCTCAGCGTCATAGATGGTCATGTTGACCACTTTCTGCGACTTGCTGGGATTCTTCAGGAACTTGGTAACAACGTCAGACATCCCCATCAGCGGGGTAAACGTCAGAATTGAGAATTGCCCGTATTTGTTGGTACGGGTAAGACCTTCGCCATAAATGCTGTATGGTGGCTCTTCGTCAAACCACACGCCGTGGATTGTGTCACCCTGCCAGCGAGCGCGGCCTTGCGAGTATGGCTTGAAGTAGCAGATTGAAATGCCATCTTCAACGCCATCAGCCGTGTGATGCTTAACCAGAAGATGATCAACAAGGTTCGGAAAGAAAGGAGACTTCTTCCAGCTAATGATGTCTTCTTTCGGTATGGAACCGTAGCCAGGCTCATCATTCTCTTCGATACGACCGCACAGGATGCGTTGAGTCGTTTTGGTTACAGTCTCGTTTGTCTCGCCACCAATCCAAAAGACAACAGGCTCATAGAAACGCTTACCTTTCCACTCACCGCCATATTTACCATCAGCAGGATAGCCTTTTGTGCCCGGATAACGCCCTGTAAGGTGAAACGCGACTTCAGCAGCACCAGTAAATGACTTACCAAGCTGGTTACCAGCCATAAAACATCGCTCTGGATAGTCATGTCCGGCGTCGATGAACTCACGCTGTTTGCTGTATGGCGTAAATTCATATAGCAGGTGTGTGTTCCGGTAGTTCTCTTCTTCTTCGAGTAGTTCGAGCAATTCTATTTGCTCTTCGTCGCTCAGGTTATCAAGAATCGCGTCCAGTTCCACGGTTGAATAGCTCCTTGATACGAGAGCGCCGCTTATCGCGATCTCCCTTATCAGGTGTCACGTCTTCAACTTGCGACTGCTCTTTGAGGCCCAAATCACGGGCGATTATGTTAGCGTTGAGAAGGTCAGCGGCTGCGCCAGAGAATTTCTGGTCGTAGATGACCTGCTCTGCTCGCGTAACGACTTCAGATAAATCTTCTCGCAGGCGATATGTGCGCCATGTTTCAAGCGTCACATCAATGAACAGAGTGAGGCCGGTAATAGTCATCGCTCGCATCTTGGCGATAGGCTCTTGTATCACTTCACCCTGATACGAGAATGCCTTCATCTCCCATAGCGGGTTAGCTTCCACCCACTCGAAGTATTCACAACAAGCAGCCCACAGCTCCTCAGGCGATTCGAATTTAGGATTTCGCCCATGACTACTGCGGGCCTCCCAAAATCGGTTGCCCTTTGGTGCTGCCATATTGATTATTTCCCTTCTGCTTGCTTATCCCATTCATCGCGGAATTTGGATGGGTTGTCGAAACCTTGAGTTGCCATGTTTATGCTCCTGTAGTGAACAGGTCTAACGCTTCCTTCGATTTACGCACCGCTTCGATAGTGCGGGTCGTGATATCTGAATTAGCGCCGCCTGACTGGAAGTGAATTTTGAATAGCTCAAGCTTCAGTTCGTCAGTGCCGATGAATTGAAATGCTTCTTCTGCGGCTGCGTTCTGGTTCATGACCAGCTTGTAAATCTCTAACTGGAATTTCTGTTCTTCAGTCATGGGAATAATCTCTGCCATTGTTGGCTCCGTTTATCCGTTAAAAGGGATATCAGTTAAGTTATCCCGTGTAGGGTATAAGCCATTATCAAAGCCACTCTGTAGGGAATGGCTTTTGTGATGGCAATAAAAAAGGCCGCCTGAGCGACCTTTCATTTTTCATCCGTTTTAATTATCTGGGTAATTAAGCGGCATCCAGTGTGTAACCTTGCTTGCTCCTGAATCGATGAATGCCTTGGTTCTCTGCCAGTAAGAGCCCATACATGATAGTTTGAACACGTCACCAGTATCAGTAAGAGCTATAACCTCTTTAGACCACATCCCTTCTTTGCTTTCTGGTAGCCGGTGTTCAACATTGATCCATTGGTTTCCGTTATCATCCATCACAACCTCGTCTAGTTGTTCGCCATAGATTCAGTGGCAGGCGGTGACGATTCCGCTTTTCGGGAGCTACCCTAGCCACTGCTTTATTCTATCCGATGTCTTTCCATCAGTCCGCCACCACAAAGAATCTTTTTTGCCATAAGGCAGGAGGTTCATCTTTCAGTGGCTGCCAGTGTTATTTCCCCACTTTCTGGCTTGGGTTGTTTCGCTGTACTGCCGTAACTGGTTACCCAGAATAAATTTTGGTTTCATTATCAAGCCCATCCGTAGATAGGCTTTGTAATGAACTGGCTCTTATCTCAACGCAGCCCATTACTGCGCGCCTGATGCTCAACTTCAAGCATCAGCAATGAGATGTTTAATCTGGATTCACTCCAGAAGTGATCACCACCCTGTCTACAGAGCCAGATGTGAAGGATGATGAGTAAAATTATCGCTATCATCGAAGGCATTGCGTCCTGATGTATTCCTGCAGGTAGTTAACCTGCGCGGTTATCTTGTCTATTCCACTTCGGAGACGGTAATAATTGAGTTCAGCATCTGCTGTAAGTCCTGGGCTTTCTCCATCGCCCATGCTGCTGGCTCCGGTCGTTGACTTTGCACAGGTGGCGGCGACTTGCAGGCGCTTACGCCCAGCAGAAACATCAGCACGGAGACTTTCGATAGTCGCGTTAGCATCAGCAAGCTCCTTTGTGTATCTGGCGTCGAGTTCTGCTACATCACGTTGACGCTTCTGCATGTCAGCGATGGTGGCGTTCGCCTTCTCCAGTTCACTGGCCTTGTTATCGCGCTGCTCTTTGTAGGCGATTGCGTTATCACGGTAATGATTAACCGCCCATGACAGACAGACGATGATGCAGATAACCAGAGCAGAGATAATCGCGGTTACTCTACTCATACTTCAATCTCTCTGACCGTTCCGCCTGCTTCTTTGAATTTTGCAATCAGGCTATCAGCCTTATGCTCAAACTGACCATAACCAGCACCCGGCAGTGAAGCCCAGATATTGCTGCAACGGTCGATTGCCTGACGGATATCACCGCGATCAATCATCGGCAAAGCGCCACGCTCTTTAATCTGTTGCAGTGCCACAGCGTCCTGGCTTTTCGGAGAGAAGTCTTTCAGGCCAAGCTGCTTACGATAGGCATCCCACCAACGGGAAAGAAGCTGATAGCGCCCGGCTGCTGTTGATTTGAGTTTTGGGTTTAGCGTGACAAGTTTGCGAGGGTGATCTGAGTAATCAGTGAATAGCTCTCCTCCTACAATGACGTCATAACCATGATTTCTGGTTTTCTGACGTCCGTTATCAGTTCCCTCTGACCACGCCAGCATATCGAGGAACGCCTTACGTTGATTATTGATTTCCACCATCTTCTACTCCGGCTTTTTTAGCAGCGAAGCGTTTGATAAGCGAACCAATCGAGTCAGTACCGATGTAGCCGATAAACACGCTCGTTATATAAGCGAGATTGCTACTTAGTCCGGCGAAGTCGAGAAGGTCACGAATGAACCAGGCGATAATGGCGCACATCGTTGCGTCGATTACTGTTTTTGTAAACGCACCGCCATTATATCTGCCGCGAAGGTACGCCATTGCAAACGCAAGGATTGCCCCGATGCCTTGTTCCTTTGCCGCGAGAATGGCGGCTAACAGGTCATGTTTTTCTGGCATCTTCATGTCTTACCCCCAATAAGGGGATTTGCTCTATTTAATTAGGAATAAGGTCGATTACTGATAGAACAAATCCAGGCTACTGTGTTTAGTAATCAGATTTGTTCGTGACCGATATGCACGGGCAAAACGGCAGGAGGTTGTTAGCGCAGCCTCTTGCCACCCGCTTTCACGAAGCCAGCCATTGCGCTGGTTTTCTTTTATGCAAAGCACACCGCACCGTAGCCACAGCGGATAAGGTGATTATTTTTGTCTGTCTGGTATTTGGTTTGATGTGCTTTCAGAAAGGTCGTGATTAAAACGCAAAAAGCCCCGAGCTATTAACTCAGGGCTTTATTTAACGAGTGCATTTATCCATCGTTGGGTCAAATTTACCCAACTTTATTCAAAAAGTCAATATCATGCCGTAAAGATGTTGCCATCCGTGGCAATCATGCCGCTAACGTGTGACCGCATTCAAAATATTGTCTGCGATTGACTCTTCCTTGTGGCATTGCACCACCAGAGCGTCATACAGCGGCTTAACAGTGCGTGACCAGGTGGGTTGAGTAAGGTTTGGGATTAGCATCGTTACAGCGCGATATGCGGCGCTTGCTGGCATCCTGGAATAGCCGACGCCTTTGCATCTTCCGCACTCTTTCTCAACAACTCTCCCCCACTGCTCTGTTTTTGCTATATCAACCGCACGGCCTGTACCGTGGCAATCTCTGCATCTTGCGCCCGGCGTCGCGGCACTACGGCAATAATCCGCATAAGCGAATGTTGCGAGCACTTGCAGCACCTTTGCCTTAGTATTTCCTTCGAGCTTTGCCACACCACGGTATTTCCCCGATACCTTGTGAGCAAATTGCATCAGATAGTTGATAGCCTTTTGTTTGTCGTTCTGGCTGAGTTCGTGCTTACCGCAGAATGCAGCCATTCCGAATCCGGCTTGTGATTGCGCCATCCCCATAGCAGCCATCACATCAGTACCGGAAAGAGAGTCAGAAGCCGTAGCCCGTGGTGAGTCGCTCATCATCGGGCTTTTTGGCGAATGAAATTTAGCTACGCTTTCGAGTCTCATGGCCTTCCCCTTTTGCCCTGTTTGACCATCAGGACGCCGTTAACTATTATGTGACGCTCACCTTTGCTGTCTCGGTTGTACTTGAGCACTGTTCCTCTTGCGCAGGAAAGCATCCTCGCCACTTCGGTCTGATTGCCTCGTGTCTGGATAAGAAGCTCTGGTATCGTTTGAATTGTGGCTTTCATACGTTCTCCAGTTCGGTGATTTTTATTCCAAGCCGTCCGCCTGGTACTTTCACACCACGAATTACGCGAATGTCATCGAATTGCTCGTCGTCTTCCGCAAATCCGGCGTGGATAAGGGAGTCGAGTAAACCTTTCAGGATGTTGTCGAGGTCGCGGCGGCGGGAGTCTGGAACGTCTGCGATGACTTTGATACGGAGTCGTGATTTGGTGAAAATATCTAACTTGAGTTGGCGGATGATTTGCTGAACGTCTTTTCGGTATTTCTGGCCTTTATCGCTGATGTAGTATTGACTTCCCCGTCTTCGCCAGTAGGTATTCACCGACGGCGGGTATGGAAGCACAAACTGATATTCGTTCATGACTTAATCTTCCCCTCCTTCAGCAGTATCGCCTGCGTCCTGATCACGCCTTCGAGGTGGTAAAGTCTGGCGTCTTTGTTGTCGAGGTTATGGGTGCGTCGGTCGATCTCCGCGTGGCAGTCACTACAAGCCCATGCGCCGATCAGGTCGTCAGGCTTCATTCCCGTTCCGCAAATTCCAGCCATCCGGTAATGTGCCAGAACTGTAGTTTCAGGGTTGCCATTGCATACGCCGTAAATACGTACCTGGCATTCTCTGCCGCGCGCTTCTTTGCGTAGGTTAGCCATTAAGCAGCCTCCCCTGTTACTTTCAGCATTCCGTTATCGAGCAGCTTTCTGGTCAGCCACTGTTGACCACGCCCGGTGATTTTTGTGGTGAACGATATCTGTATTCCGTGATTTGTGTTGACCGCTGTTTCTTTCACTGTGAAATAGCCGCGATCCATATATTCCTGCATTGGCACATTTCGCCGGGAACCTGAAGCAATAAGGATTTTGTGATCGCGCATCCACGCAAACAGTTTGTTTGGACCAATACCGACAACCTTTGCAAAGTTTCCAATCAAAATTCCGCTGGCCTCGCCAACGCGATCGGCAAACTCAACTTTAGGTGCGGCAATTGCGAGCTGGTTTTCCAGTTGCATTTTCTGCTCAGCAAGGTCAGCAGCAAGGCGCAACGCTTCTGGTAGCGTTTTTGGGATATTAACCGCAGCTTCTTCAAGCTCTCGCCAACGGTCAACAAGACGAGCGGTGAATTCCGGCGACAACTGGGCAACGACAATAATGCTGTCGCGCTTACCTTGTTCGCCTTCGAAGACGTAAGCCTCGACACTACGGCGCAGTCCTAAGTTATTGATTTTTTCGAAAACCTGCAATGCAGGAAGTTGAATAACTCCAGATTTAGCCAGGCGCTCTATTGATATTTTTACGTTATCTGGACGACTTCCCACCAACTCAGCGATTTCAATGCTTGTCATTTTGATGGCATTGCCATTTATTAACTCATTCATCGTCTTCTTCCTCGTACATTGAGCTATTCGGATCGCTCATCAGTTCTGCGCAGCAGTGCTCACACACATGAACTTCCAGCACATGCAGCTTCTGACCGCAGTTAGCGCACGTTAAAGCCCGCTCGACGCTTTCTTGTTCGTAACTTCGATTTGGGTCAATCACCTTGTTTTCCTCGCACGTTCTCTAAGCCACCGGATATCCCACAGGTGAGCCGTGTAGTTGAAGGTTTTTACGTCAGATTCTTTTGGGATTGGCTTGCGTTTATTTCTGGAGCGCTTCGTTGGAAGGTATTTGCAGTTTTCGCAGATGATGTCGGTGATACTTCGTCGCTGTCGTCTCATGCCGCCATCCTGACGCCCTGCCCGATCGCCATCAATGCCGCTTTTGATACGGTAGTAAACATCCGTCGAGGACTGATGAACGGTCGCCAAATCAGCAGCATGGAGCCTTTGCTGTTTCCCTTCTTCTCCAGCCCTGTCGATGGTTCGATAAAATTAATCCGTCCATCAGTGATAATGCGAACTTCGTCGACACTCTCCAGAGCCTTGCTGAACCATCCGACTGACATATCCTCTGGCACAAGCATAACTACCGTCTGTCGCTGTTGTATGCACTGCTCAGCGGCTTTTTCCACCCACGGCCTGATATTGCTGTACGGTGGGTTATTCCAGATTGCACCGTGGCTTACCCACTCAGAATTTAGCGCGTCGTCGGCCTCAGTTAGCCAGTGAGCGCACAGAGCATTTTTGTCGCTCGCTGCCGAATCCAGCCAGAATCCAAACTCAATATCCAGTGCATCAAAAAGCCAAAGCGGCGTTTGCCAGCAGTCCTTATCGTGTGCTGGCGTATTTGATTTGATAGTCATGCAGCCCGATCTCCCCATCTTGCTTTCCACTCCAGAGCCAGTCGCGCTTCGTCTGACCACTTAACGCCACGCTCTGTACCGAATGCCTGTATAAGCTCTAGTAGCTCCGCAAATTCGCTTACACGCATCCTGCTGGTTGACTGGCCTATTACCACAAAGCCATTCCCGGCAAGGTTAGGAACAACGTCCTGCTGCTTTAATGCTGCGGTAAACACACACTTCCAGCTTTCTGCATCCAGCCAGCGACCATGCCATTCAACCTGACGAGAGACGTCACCTAAGCAGGCCCATAGCTTCCTGTTTTGGTCTAAGCTGCGGTTGCGTTCCTGAATGGTTACTACGATTGGTTTGGTTGGGTCTGGAAGGATTTGCTGTACTGCGTGAATAGCGTTTTGCTGATGTGCTGGAGATCGAATTTCAAAGGTTAGCTTTTTCATGACTTCCCTCTCCCCCAAATAAAAAGGCCTGCGATTACCAGCAGGCCTGTTATTAGCTCAGTGATGTAGATGGTCATTTAATACTCCGTCACGTTTTCCTGTCGCCACGCCTCGTCATATTCCGATTTCGGCATATTGGCGATGTAGCTATATGGCGATCCTGATTCAAGTTGCAGGAACTGGTGCGATTGCTCGTCAAGGAACAACGGGACACCACCCTCCCAACCTTCGCCGTTACGTTGTTTTTCAAGCATCAAAACAGATGCCGGAGATGCCAGTAGCTGTTCGTCCTTCTCTGACATCTTTTCACCACTCTGAACTCTCTGTAACGCTCTCTCGCGAGCCTTGTTACGCCAGATGATGAAAAGGTTGTCTGTCAGGTCTGTTATCGCTCCAGAGCCTTTTACGTCCATTTTCCCGGTTGGTTTTTCTTCGCTGTCTCCTTTTCGCGAGTGAGTAACGAGAATGACGTGGGAGTTTGTTTTGTTTTTGAAGTCGCAAATCGAGTCAACAAACGCCTTCTGCCCGTTATAGTCATCGTCGCCTATGCCACATTTCATCAGGCTGTCGATGATGAATAACTGGATACCGTATCGGCGGCGAGCGTAGTCGAATATTTCGATCAGCCTGTCGGCTTTCGCCGTTCCGGTCAGGCCAAACACCCAAAGTCTTTCGTCATAAAATTTAAATGCAGAGTCAATTTCCAGCACTGGCGGCATCTTGCAGCACGTTGCCTGACGGGTAAGTCGCTTAAGGAGAATGCCTGGCTTCAGCTCAAGTGACGCGATGCACGTCTTCACACCCTGACGCATTGCCTCAAGTGCCATATGCCCGACAACCTCCGTTTTTCCGTGACCGTTCACACCATTGACCAGCGTCAACTCTGCCTCACGGAACTGGAATTTATCTGCCAGAGATTCCCACGGTGGATTAAACAGATACTGCTGCTTGCCGTAGAAAGCGTTGATAGTGTCCTGGTAAAACTCTCGCGCACTGTAGAGTTCTTCAGGATCGAAGTAGGATGCCGTGCCGATGTACTGCCAGATTTCATCCTCGGTAACACCGTTCATCAGGCATTCGTTGATGTCTTTGTACGGCAGAGTAACAAGACGGCAACGATGTTCACCGAGTCGGCTTGCGATTTCCCTTGCGGCTTCACGACCAACATCATCAACGTCCATCGAGATGAATATCTCCTCAAACCTGTCGAGGTTGTGATACTCAAACTCAATCCACTGTTGCTTAGCACCTTTCCCGCCACCAAACGGCACGGATAACGCCGAGATGCCGTATTGCGCATAGCTCATACAATCAATTTCGCCTTCGCAAAGCACAACCGCCCTCACGCCAGCGTCCAGAGCCTGCCATCCGAACAGACAAGGTTCGCAATCACCTTCTGCCATAATGACTTTCTTCCCGTCCGGGCGCTCAGTGCTGATTCGCTTGACCTGCAACAACTCACCATCGCGTTTGTACGGAAGCACCAGAGCATCCAGTTCTTGTTCTCCATTCCACACCTTGCCGCTGACAACCTCGTAGCGCTTTACGACTTCTGGCGATATGCCACGCGATTGCAGGTACTCAAGATGGGATTCTGTTCTGGTAACGTAGCGGGCGATTTTCTTGCGATCAGGTCTGGAGAATTTCTTCTCACGTTTGGCATCGAAATGGTGATCGTCATCCTTGATACCGAGAAATGCTTTCGCTTCCTGCATAGCCTGATGCAGGTTAATTCCTCGACATGCCATCCACAAATCAAGCATGTCACCGCCGTCTCCCTCAGCGAAATCAGCCCATTTTTTCTTGCCGCTAAGGTTGACCTTAAGGCTGTTTCCCTTGTCACCGTTGACGTTACCGGCAACCCACTCATGCCCCTCTTTCTTGCCGTTCGGCAACAGGTGCGGAGCCACCCTGTCAACCTGCGCCCAAAGCAGGTCGCTAAGTTCACTTGGCGTCATGATTCCCTCAGATTGAGATTTTTAAACCAGAAATCGACAAACGAAATACTTAACCAGCCGTGGTTATAACCAGCGACCAGTAGCGATTTGATTTTTGATTTCATGGTTCACCTGTCGAAAAACACGTAGCCAGTTTTCGATACGGTGATTGCGGATGATGGTTTAGATTGTGGTTGAATGGTTTCTGGCTTTTCGTCGTTCCAGCGCTGACCGTTCAGGTAGCTCGATGGTAACAACCTGTCGAATCCGAACTGCTTACCATTCCTGCATGCGATGTCTTCTGCCAGCATCGTGGCAAACTCGCTTGCCGTACCCTTGGTAGTTTTACGCCATTCCCTGAACTGTGTTCTGAATGCCGTAGCTGCGTTTTTCTTCCCGGCTTTCCGCATGCCTGCACACCAGAATATTTCCTCGAATGCCTTGTCGGTTTCTTCGTGACGGTCAGGTGATTTTTCACACTCCGTCCGAACACTTTCGGACATAGTGTTTTTATTATTTCTTTTTTCTTTTGTAATAGTTTCTTTTGTGTGTCCCTGTTTTGGTGACAGCGCTGTCACCGTTTTGGTGACACTTTTTGTCACCAATGCAGTGACATTATCACCAGAGTAGTGACACCCTTCGATTTTCCATTCTTCGATGTTCTTGTTAGGCCCGATTTGCTGGCCTTCGCGAAGGATAACCTTCATCGCGATAAGCTCATTCTTGGCCTTGTTTACCTTCTGTCTTGGCAGCCTGGTAATTTGAGCTAACTGACTATCAGAGATGCGATCCATCTTTTTACCGTAGCCGTATGTTTTACGGCATATGGCGTGGGCAACCTTGCTCTGATTTTTCGTTAAATCTGCGCCGATAAGCTCTTCATACAGGGCATTTGCAAGACGGGTATAACCATCTTCAACTTCTGCCACACGACGCTCCACAGGCCGTTGTGAAGGCCTTAAATGTGTTACGGTTGCAAGATTACTCATGACCTTTCTCCTTCTGCATCAGCTTCACTTTTTCCAACTCAGCCCGGAATCGACCAGGCTGCTTGAAGCTGGACAGGAAGCGATCACGTAGTATGTGTTTGTGAATTTTGTCCTGGTAAGAACTGAGTTGTTTTGTCATAATTACTCCTGTGGATTGATCCAGTCTTTCTACATCAGGCCTCGAAGAATTCGCCGTTCTTCGGGGCTTTTTCTTTTGTCAGCATTCTGGCTACTTTCTTAGCCAGTTCCGCCAACTCCTCGTCTTCAACACCCCATTCAAGAACAGCCAGAAGCATTCCCATTTTTGGGATGAAGCTGTCTTTCCATCGTGAAATTTGCGATTCATTAATCCCTAACGCGTCGGCCACCTTTCGCTGACCACGTACAGCAATTCGATTCAGGATGTTGCTTGTAATTGCATTCGCTTTCTTGCGAGTACTTGTAAGTTGCATATGTAAGTATTTCCTTAACTAATAAGAAGTTATGCGCATCAACTTATGCGCGTTGTATTCCCGCATTTCGGCGGGAATGAGGACCATGACTGTTAAAGAGCGGTGTTACTATTTGTTTTTCTTGTTGCTTGGGAAAGGACGAACTTCCTCTCCAATCACACTGCCATCAGGCTTTACCGTAACCATAATGTTACGGCCTGCCAGAATGGCCTTGCTGATAGCGCACTGGATTACACCAAAGTCACTGGCTGCTTTAGCCTGTCCATGGATTTTGGCGTAATCGGCAAGTGTCATTCGAATCATATGCACTCTCCGTTATTAACCATGAACAAAGAATACTACAGGTATTCAAAGCAATCAATACTCAGGGTATTTTTAGTTTAAGTACCTTAGCTATTAGAATTAAGCTATGGAAAATAAAAAATCACTGACGACAGAACAGCTGGAAGACGCTAAGCGGCTTAAGGCTTTGTATGAGTCAAAAAAGAAAGAATTGGGAATAACCCAATACTCAATCGCTGATGAACTGGGTATCACCCAAGGAGCGGTAGGGCATTATCTTAATGGCAGAAATGCGCTAAACGTTGAGGTTGCATCTGGTTTTGCACGATTGTTGCAAGTCTCAATTGCTGATTTTAGCCAGTCAATTGCTGCCAAGGTTGCAGAACAGGCAGAAAGCCTTAAGAGCGATGCCAACGTAAGGTATGCAGGGGAATACAGAGCAGGAAAGAGGTATCCGGTGTTAAGCAGTATCCAGGCTGGCTCGTGGTGTGAAGCATGCGAACCATACACCATTAAAGACATAGATGTTTGGCTTGAGTCTGACGCGCATATTCAAGGTAATGCGTTCTGGCTTAAAGTGGAAGGTGATTCAATGACGGCACCGGTTGGGTTAAGCATTCCAGAGGGAACATTCGTTCTTTTCGATACCGGAAGGGAGGCGATCAACGGCAGCTTGGTCATAGCAAAACTTTCTGACTCTAACGAAGCAACATTCAAGAAGCTGATAATCGACGGCGGAAATAAATACCTCAAGGGACTTAATCCTGCATGGCCTCTCGTGCCAATCAATGGAAACTGCAAGATTATAGGCGTTGCAATTGAGACAAAACTCAGACTGGTTTGATCACGCAAGGGGGCGCTTATGGTTGGAACCGCTATAGCAAGCTTTTTTGGGATGTTGGCAATCTCGACAATTTACGGCTTAGCGCATGCTTTTATTGCGAAATCTCTATCAGAAAAAATAAGCCAGGCTTGGGCGCATAGATCAGCTCGTTTCATGATTCTGGTGATCATAGCAATACAAGGGATATCTGCATTTATCCTCTATGGATCAAGCTTATACCTATTGTATCAAGGCGCGACATTTACGCCTTACACCAGTGATTACGGAACTCTATACGATGGTAGTGAAGACATCACTGTGGCTTGGATCGTCTTTGGTTTATCTATGGCCGTGTCTGTTGTAGCAGACATCATTAAGGTAATTCTCGTCTTAACCTTCGCTGACTAACCTATAATCCCGGCAGCAATAGCTATCGGGATCCACTTCACATATCCCGCATAAAAAGCACTGAACAAGCAGACACCGAAAAAATAAATATCCTTTGTATTCATTTGCTTATCATTATTTCATCAAAAATAAATACCTTGGGTATTTACACAATAAAATACCTACAGTATTCTTTAGCCATCAGCAGGACGCTGGAAGCCAAACGGAACAGATTGGCAGGCTCTTTAACATTGATGGGATTGTCCCGCCGAAATGCGGGAACCAAAGAGTAGTTGGCTTTGGGGTGACGTGAAGTGCAGCTGCACGACGGCAACCGGAAGATAAGCACCCGGCGCGTCACCGCCAAAGTCAATCATCGGAGGTCAACATGACAGTAGTCATTACATATCTGGCTGACGATAACGCCAGAAATCGCCGCAGAGCACGCAGACAGGCTCAACGTGAACAGGCAATGCAAGAACAGCGACTGGCGCGAAAGATTGCGCTAAAGCTCTCTGGTTGCGTCAGAGCAGACAAAGCAGCATCACTCGGAAGCCTTCGCTGCAAGAAGGCAGAAGAAGTCGAGCGTAAACAGAACCGTATTTACTACCGCAAGCCACGCAGTGAAATGGGTGTTACTTGTGTTGGTCGCCAGAAAATGAAATTAGGCAGCAAACCACTGTATGAGGGGTGATCTATGGAATTTCATGAAAGTGCGATTTATGATTTCCGCGCTAACGCAAATTCAGTAAAACCACAGCCAATTGCAGTTCTTTTTAAAACAATGGGAGCGTGGGCTGTTTTATGCTTCGCCGCTGATGACACTGACGCAAGAATGGCAATAGGCCAAGAGATGGAGATGGACCCGACAAACGATGAATTCATAATTTATGGCGCTCCATCTAATTACTTACTTGATACCTGCAACATTTACAACAAGGCTGCCTGATGGTGGCCTTTATTTTTGGCACTAACAACAGAGGCTAACATGGAATTTAAAGGTACTGAAGGTAAGTGGGAAATAATGATGGATGGCGATGAGATTAAAATCATCCAGGCAGACTCACTTGAAAATGGCGCAGGCTGGCGTTCGTATATTGCAATCTGTGAGGAAGTTCAATGTATTGAAGATGCCAATCTAATAGCGGCAGCACCTGAACTTCTCGAAGCACTTCAGTTATTACTTAAGCAATCCAAAAATAGAACAACGACAACATATCCAGAATGGTATGGAGCTGTTAATAAAGGTCTTGCAGCAATCAGAAAAGCTCTTGGGGATAAGTAATGAAAGTAAAAATAACTGCTTCTAATACCAGTTTTGTTAGTGTTGGTGATATTACAGAAGTAATAACAAACCATGATGGAACCAAAGTTATGTGGTCTGATTTTTGTAAAAGATATGAGCGAGTTAGTTGGTGTAAACTCGTATGGGGAGTCGAATACGAAGAATTACCTGAAATGCATGACGAATAAGCACTGTGTATTCATTCCAACGAGTGAATACACGGAGCAATGTCGCTCGTAACTAAACAGGAGCCGACTTGTTCTGATTATTGGAAATCTTCTTTGCCCTCCAGTGTGAGGGCGATTTTTTATCTATGAGGATATGAATAGATGTCAAACATCAAAAAATACATCATTGATTACGACTGGAAAGCGTCAATAGAAATTGAAATCGACCATGACGTAATGACAGAGGAAAAACTTCACCAGATTAATAATTTCTGGTCAGACTCTGAATACCGACTCAATAAACACGGCGCTGTATTAAATGCTGTATTAATCATGCTGGCGCAACATGCTCTGCTTATAGCAATTTCGAAAGACTTAAATGCATATGGTGTTGTTTGTGAGTTCGACTGGGATGATGGAAATGGTCAGGAAGGATGGCCTCCAATGGATGGTAGTGAAGGAATAAGAATTACCGATATCGATACATCAGGAATATTTGATTCAGATGATATGACTATCAAAGCCGCCTGAGCGCGGCTTTACCGCATACCAATAATGCTTCACGAGAGGCATTTTCGTTATGCAATCAAATATAAGGAGTTACCCATGATGCACTTTCAGCTCGCGGGTAGCGGCGTCATGTCCGCTTTCTACCCGCACGAATCTGAATTATCACGCCGAGTTAAACAATTAATCAGAGCAGCAAAGAAACAACTGGAGGCGTTATGCGCAATGAAATAGCCATTAATCACCAGATGCTTCGTGCTGCACAGAACAAAGCAGTAATAGCCAGATTTATTGGTGATTCCAAAATGTGGCTTGAAGCAAATAAAGCGATGAAATCAGCTATCAACCTTCCGTGGTATCGCAGGAAATGAGTTTTACAGATAACTGGTCAGACGAAGGATTCATTCGTCAGATGAAAGAATTAATCGGTAACGAAGGAGATATTCATGTCACTTGCAACCACAGTGAAGGAGAGCAAGTTACAGAGGCGCATGTACACGCAGCAGGCGTTAATGTATCGCCAAAAGGGAGATCGTGAAGGTGTTCGCGTCTTTTTAAATGCGGCAAAGACCGAAGTATTAAATCAGCGTTATTTCCTTGGTCCATGTCCATTCTGAGGTGAATTATGGATTTGAATAAATTCGATGAGCCATTCAGCCCTGAAGATATTGAATGGCGAATACAGCAAAGTGGTAAAACACGCGATGGCAAAGTGTGGGCTATGGTGCTGGCTTATGTCACGAACAGGGCAATCATGAAACGCCTGGACGATGTTTGTGGCAAAGCAGGATGGCGTAATGAATACCGCGATATTCCCAACAACGGCGGCGTTGAATGCGGCATATCAATAAAGATTGATTCCGAATGGGTAACCAAATGGGATGCTGCTGAAAACACGCAGGTAGAAGCCGTCAAAGGTGGTCGTTCCGGTGCAATGAAGCGTGCTGCCGTTCAGTGGGGAATCGGTCGGTATCTGTATAACCTTGAGGAAGGTTTCGCACAAACATCTCTCGATAAAAAGCAGGGATGGCACAGGGCAAAACTGAAAGATGGGACAGGATTTTACTGGCTCCCTCCATCGCTGCCGGGATGGGCAATACCAGCATCAGATAACAAACCATCACCAGAAAATACCAACCAGAAATCTCCATCGGTTGACTGCGAACAAATCCTGAAAGACTTCAGCGATTATGCGTCAACAGAAACTGACAAGAAAAAACTCATCGAGCGTTATCAGCATGACTGGCAATTAATGGCTGGCAATGAGGATGCGCAGGCTAAATGCGTTCAGGTAATGAACATCAGAGTTAACGAACTAAAACAGGCGGCATAAATGGCAAGCAGAGGCGTAAATAAGGTGATCATTATTGGTCGCCTTGGGCATGATCCAGAAATCAGATATTCACCATCAGGAACGGCATTTGCAAACCTTACAGTTGCTACGTCAGAACAATGGCGTGATAAGCAAACTGGAGAGCAAAAGGAGCAGACGGAGTGGCACCGTGTGGTAATGAGCGGGAAACTGGCAGAAATTGCCAGCGAATATCTGCGAAAAGGCTCTGAGGTTTATCTTGAAGGCAAATTGCGGACAAGAAAATGGCAGGATCAAAGCGGACAGGATCGGTTCACTACCGAAGTCATAGTGGGCGTTGGTGGAACCATGCAAATGCTTGGTGGCAAGCAAGGAGGCAATGAACAGTCTTCACCTCAGCGAAATGACGGTCAGCAACAAAGACAACAACATCAGCAGCAAGGGAATCACAGCGAACCACCTATGGATTTTGACGACGATATCCCCTTTGCACCAGTAACTCTCCCTTTCCCTCGTCACGCTATTCACGCAATTTAAGGACTTACATGAATCACTTGATGGTTGACCTTGAAACAATGGGCAACGGGCCATACGCGCCAGTTATTTCTATTGGGGCGGTATTCTTTGACCCGAATACCGGAGAAACAGGAGAAGAGTTCTCGGTAAATATCTCGCTTGAGTCATCAATGCGATATCGAGCGCGTCCTGACGCTTCAACGATTTTATGGTGGATGGAACAGAGTGAAGAAGCCAGAAAATCGCTAACCAGCAACACTCAGGAGCTTTCAACGGCTCTTTCATGGTTATCTGAATTCATCATAAAGAACGCCAACCACAAACTCGTTCAGGTTTGGGGGAATGGAGCATCATTTGACTGCGTTATTCTCCGCAACAGTTATTCGCTGACAGGGCAGCCAGTTCCGTGGCAGTGGTGGAATGACCGCGACGTAAGAACAATCGTCGAACTTGGGAAGATAATAGGATTCGACCCTAAGCGAGATATGCCATTCAAAGGAATTCGCCACAACGCGCTTGATGATGCCATTCACCAAGCCAAATACGTTTCAGCGATCTGGAAAAAGTTAGCTAAATAATCAACAGGAGAAAACCATGCCAGCGCCTCTGTATGGTGCGGATGACCCGCGCCGCTGTTCCGGCAATTCCGTATCGGAGGTGCTGGATAAATTCAGAAAAAACTACGACCTGATAATGTCGCTACCGCAGGAAACGAAAGAGGAAAAGGAATTTCGCCATTGTATATGGCTTGCAGAGAAAGAAGAACGCGAGCGAATTTACCAGACATCAATCCGACCATTCCGCAAAGCCACATATACCCACTTCCCTGAAATTGACCCGCGCCTGCGTAATTACCGCTCACGCTATGGCGCTATCAGTAATGACTGAGGAATTAACAATGAAAACAATGAAGCTAAACATCGACCTCGGCAAATACGTTATTACCGGGACCAAACACGACCTGATTCTTAGCGAAAGAGGAATTATCAAAGAAGGCGAGAATGCAGGGAAAGAAACACTAAGTCGTATCGGTTATTACAGCAAGTTTGAGCATCTGGTTAAAGAGTTATGCAACCGTGAAATTCTGTTATCTCAAGCGCGGACGCTACAGGATATTCAGCAGCATATCGAGACTTTAGGTGTGTCACTTAGCATGGCTGTTGACCAGTTCGTGGAGAGTAAATCATGAGAGGACTTGCATACAATCCCGGCATTCTTCCGGCAGAAATGATTATTCGCCAACGCGTAAAGCCAATGCCACCGAGAGAGGAATTGCTTAAGAGAAATTCTTTTCCTTCAGTGAATCAAAACAAATATCTGAATGCGATGTGGCGTAAAGGAGGCAACCAGTGAGCGAAATTAATTACCAGGCACTGCGTGAAAAAGCAGAGAAAGCAACGTGTGGTGTGTGGTCGCTCGAATATGGAGAGGGCCGATTTGATGGTGATGATGCACTAATTCATCGCGAGGCTGCTGGATATATTCCCATTTGCAGAATTGAAGGAGCGCATCCAGAAAGCGGTTTCGATGAAGATTTCCAAATGGAACAGCAGGCCAATGCTGAATTCATCGCCGCAGCCAATCCGGCTACTGTGCTGGCACTACTGGATGAAAACGAAAGACTGTGTCGCGAGCTGATAGCTCGTAATGGTGAGATTGAAGGGCTTCGGAAGTGGGCAGAAGAACGGGAGATGCAACCATGATGACTTTTACCAGCGAACAATTAGCTACCTTACGTAAGATAGCGCAACAGGCAACACAGGGCGAATGGCGTGCATTCATCTCGCCGGACACTGGTACATATGCGGTGCATACGCCGGGGGATGAACGTTGCGGAGACATTATCAAATGGCCTGGCTTTGACGACCAGAAAAATGCAGAGAACAACGCAGAATTTATCGCAGCTTTCAACCCTAAATTAGTGCAGACACTGCTGGATGAACGGGAAAGAAACCAGCAATACATCAAATCACGCGACCAGGAGAACGAGGATATTGCGCTAACGGTAGGGAAGCTGCGCGTTGAGCTTGAGGAGGTGAGAGCAAAACTCAATGAACAACGCGAGTATTACGAGGGAGTAATCGCGGATGGAAGTAAGCACATAGCAGAACTGGAAAAACAATGCGCCGAATGGGAGCGAAAAGCATTAAGCAACTTTGAAGAGTGTGCTGCGATGGCTGAACGTATCGAAGAGATGCAGACAAAATCTGCACCAGATTCGTTTGGCATCATCGGTGAAAATATTCGAACACAGGATAATCGAATAACGTCAGATCCTATGTTTTGTGTGTATCAAAAGCGCGAAATCGTTGTTGATGCTGATTATGACTATGACCGGATTGTCTGGGTTGATGAAGATGGCAATGAAGCCAATAAACTCCAAAGTCGTCGTCTCGAACTACTTCATGAAAACTTTCGGGAGCCACCAGAAAAATGGCGGCGCGTTGCTGTGAAAGATATTGATGAATTCGTTACCTGCTGTTTCACCGAACAGGGTTGTAAAGACTACCTGGCAGCCAATGGTCACAATCTTCGCTTGCCATTTATATATGTAAAAAGCGGTTTCAGGAACGCTGAATATATCGGCATAAGAAACTGGCTTGCTGGTATTCGCATCAAAGGAGACTGATATGGCTATTGCCGCAAGTTACACCATGCATCTCTATTGTGATTGTCGCCAGTGTACGGAAGGTGTATATCCAGTGCCAGACTTCGGTGAGTATATCGGTACGTCATGGTCTGGTTGTGCAAAAGAGGCCCGTAAAGACGGGTGGCGAATAAGCAAAGACAAAACACGTACTTTTGCGCCCGGGCATAAAGTTTTGAGGATTAACACATGACCACTATTACCAAAGAACGTATTGAATTGTTCATTAAAAATCCGCTTGAAAACGGGCTTACTCGTGGCGAACAAATGGAACTGGCACGAATTGCACTGGCATCACTGGAACGCGAACTGATTCGCCACGAGCATGCCAAATGGTCTGACTCCACATTTGGCTGCGTTGGCCCCATTGGTCCACTGAAACACCTCTCAAAAGAGGCTCTGGAAGCCGCAGCCGAACCAGACGATCTCAGCGAGTGGGCTGATATGCATTTCCTGTTGTGGGATGCACAGCGCCGTGCTGGCATCAGCGATGCTGAAATTACCGCTGCTATGGAAGATAAATTGAAGATCAACATGGAGCGCCAGTGGCCTGAACCAAAAGATGGTGAGCCTCGCTTGCACATTAAAGAACCCGGCAACTCTCCGGTAATTCCGGATGGTTTATCCACGGTATGCGCTGAGGCTTATCAGGTTGTAGGAGTTATGGCAGATGCGCTTGGTGTATTCGGTGATGCAGCAGTACAGAAAGTTCTGGATAACCTGTCACAGCAAAAACTTGTTCACAGAGATGTGCTGCCGTTCTCGCTTCCGGTAACTCCGGATGGTTGGATAAGCTGTAGTGATCGAATGCCGAACGACGCGCAGTGGTGCGTAGTGAACACAGAATACGGGTATTACGTGCAATGCTGGTCTGAAGGTCAAGGGTGGCTTGGTGATGATATCAGCATCCCTAAATGCGATGTAATCAATTGGATGCCTCTACCAGAACCGCCGCAGGGGTGAAATGATGCTTGGCCTGAAGTATTTTATGTAATTGGTATTGCTATATTTTTATCTGGGGATAAACGAATGTTCTCTCTGATTCAACGTGGTCAGATATACACCGATAGCGCTGGCTATCCAGTAAAAATCATTCGTAGTACTGATCACTCAGTATTCTTCAAGAGGATGGATGGCTATCCTGGAAGAGTGTGCATCAGAAAATTCAATAATTTATTCGAACACATTGATCACAGAGAATATCACCAGATCCTGGCTGAAACAGAACAGGAGAACCATCTGAAAAAATTACGTGCTATGCAAAGGAGATAAACCGGTAAAGGTGTTCGCGATAAAGGTGAATATCGGCAATGAATAACAATCCTCGAACTCGCGGGGATTTCTTTTATCTGAACTCGCTACGGCGAGTTTTGTTTTATGGAGATGATAAATGCACTTCCGAGTCACAGGTGAATGGAATGGAGAGCCATTCGACAGGGTTATCGAAGCAGAGGACATCAACGACTGCTATAACCACTGGATGATATGGGCGCAGATAGCGCATGCAGACGTAACCAATATTCGAATTGAAGAACTGAAAGAACACCAAGCCGCCTGATGGCGGTTTTTTCTTGCGTGTAATTGCGGAGACTTTGCGATGTACTTAACACTTCAGGAGTGGAACGCACGCCAGCGGCGCCCAAGAAGCCTTGAAACAGTTCGTCGATGGGTACGCGAGTGCAGGATATTCCCTCCTCCGGTTAAGGATGGAAGAGAGTATCTGTTCCACGAATCAGCGGTAAAGGTTGACTTAAATCGACCAGTAACAGGTAGCCTTTTGAAGAGGATCAGAAATGGGAAGAAGGCGAAGTCATGAGCGCCGGGATTTACCTCCTAACCTTTATATAAGAAACAATGGATATTACTGCTACAGGGACCCAAGGACGGGTAAAGAGTTTGGATTAGGCCGAGACAGGAGGATAGCAATCACTGAAGCTATACAGGCCAACATTGAGTTACTCTCAGACAGCGGACGCAAATCACTGATAGACAGAATTAAAGGCGGTGACGCAATCACTCTTCATGTGTGGCTTGACCGATATGAAAGAATCCTCACCGAAAGGGGGATCAGGCCGAAAACTCTACTCGACTACGCCAGCAAAATCAGGGCAATCCGAAGAAAATTGCCGGACAAACCGCTCACTGACATATCAACGAAAGAAGTGGCAGCAATGCTAAACACCTACGTAGCAGAAGGTAAAGCAGCTTCCGCAAAATTAATCAGGTCAACCCTTGTTGACGTTTTTCGTGAAGCAATAGCCGAGGGGCATGTGGCAACGAATCCGGTAACAGCAACCCGTACAGCAAAGTCAGAAGTAAGGCGCTCAAGGCTGACAGCTAATGAGTATGTCGAGATTTACCATGCAGCCGAACCTCTCCCTATCTGGCTAAGGCTGGCGATGGATTTGGCCGTCGTTACAGGGCAGAGAGTCGGCGATTTGTGCAGAATGAAATGGTCAGACATAAACGACAACCATCTTCACATTGAACAGAGTAAAACAGGGGCTAAACTCGCCATTCCGCTAATGCTAACGATTGACGCGCTCAATATCTCATTGGCTGATACACTACAGAAATGCAGGGATGCCAGCAGCAGTGAAACTATAATCGCATCAAAGCATCACGATCCGCTTTCCCCGAAAACAGTATCAAAGTATTTTACAAAGGCGAGAAATGCATCTGGACTCTCATTTGATGGAAACCCGCCAACATTCCATGAACTGCGTAGCCTGTCAGCGAGGCTATACCGGAACCAGATTGGCGATAAGTTTGCTCAACGTCTTCTCGGGCATAAATCAGATTCAATGGCGGCGCGGTATAGGGACAGCCGTGGACGGGAATGGGACAAAATTGAAATCGACAAATGA